GGTGGCCTAGGTCAACTAGGCTGTAAAGAACGCCTACGGTTGCGCCAGCTTCGGGCAACTTGCGTTCCATCTTCTGCGACTCACTTATGGTTAATGCCATTGTAGTATCTCCTTTATTTATTTATTTGGGTTTATTGTTGTTGGGGTAAGGTCTTCAAAAGCTGGTGACTTGACGTAAAAGCCCTGTGCGATGGTTGCGGTCTTTGCATATTCGATAGTGACATTGGCGGGCGCGATCTGTCGAGCTAATTCACAGACGCTGTCGGCGGTCAATATGACCAGCCATTCCTTGCGTCCATTACGGCGGAAGAATACAGATGGTATCTTGCCCTTCGGACAATCCCGCTTGGATTGTTCCATCCACTCTTCGGGCTTGAGTGCTTGGCAACGCTTGCCTTCAATATGGAAAGGAAAGTTCTCGCAGACCACATCACCGCTACCGCCTTCTGGATTGCCTGCGTATTGGGCGGTCCTTCTGGCCTTCTGCCAGCCTTGCTCCCGCAAGTAGTTTGCTAATTCACGCTCACCCGCTGCGCCTTTAGCCCGACTATTGATTTTGCCCATCCATCGGGTTTAGCTGTCAACCCATACCAGTGTCGATATATATTTTAATCTATTTCAGTTCCGCCAAGTCTTATTAGCTTTGCTAATATCCTCATTAAATCGTCTAATCATTGCCATCATAGTCAGTTTCTCTACGATCTTCTTGTTCTTCTTGACCCAAGCCACAGCTTCGTCAAAGGACTCCATGTCCTTTAGACCTTCCTCAAACTTAGCCCAAGCCTCTTTCTCGTTCACAAGCTTTGGAATACACGCCAGTTCTGGCCTGTCGATGGGCAAAGTTTAGTTGTTATGCTTTTGCACTTGGCGATTGGCAACAGCCAGAATAGATCATCGTTCATACCCCAGCAGGCCACATAATCCACGCCACTGATAGCGCGCTTGGGGATATTAAAGCCATTGCCACTGCTGGTGGTGAAGCGGTACTTGGTGCGCCCAGGCTCTACGGTCTGTGCGGTCTTAACTTGGATGCGGAAGAACTTATTGTTCTTCTCGGCCACCACATCATAACCAGCAAAATCCTCGTATGGCGTAAGCACGTTATACCCGCACCGCAGCAACGCGCCAGTGACGCGAGCTACTCCAACTGCTCCTACTTGGCGTGATGTTAATTTCATCCTTGACGGCTTTCGGTTTGTCCTAGAGACTTTTTATATGAAAACAATTATTATCTTATTGATGATGGTGGTAGCGTCAAGTGCTGGAGAGTGTGATTTTATTAAAAAGATTAAAGAAACTCGCATTAAAAATGGATGTGACGAAGATCCGTCTATGTCCAATTTTTGCGCTGCTGTTTATGACGGTCCTGGCCCTATTATTATTATTGATTCCGAGACAGCCGTTACTATGCGTGGACTTATTAACCGCTCTGGGGATGTGTACAACACTCCCGAGGGAACAACCATTAGGGCTGAAAACGTTTGGCTTGGTCCAAACGGAAGAATTACCATTGAGGCCCTCGAATCTTTTATTCGCAACAGAAATAGAGGAGTTAGCGTTAGAAACGGGCAAGTTTATGTTGGAACAGGCAGAACTGCTATTGTATCTGGCGGTTCCGTTTTCAAGACAAGGGAACACAAGCAGGATTAACCAAAAGTTTCTAGCAGCTTTTGGGCGCGGCTGATAAAACCTGGCACAAATTTAGCCCGATCTGGATTGGCTTCTGCCTTTGCATATTCTCCTCTTAGATAAGCTGCAACAGCGCGTTGTTTGACTTGACTTAAATCGGCCTCTTGAAGTGCCGCCAATGTGTTTGGACCAATCACTCCGTCTGGCCTAATCTTGTAACCAAGATCGGCTAAACCTTGTTGAATATAGCGTGTTGCTCCTGTTGGGCCTCGGTGAAAGGCAAGGTCTTGAGTAAAGCCCTGCATCTCGCCTGGCAATTGATTTACTAGGGGTGCTGTGTAGGCACGCACATATTTTGCTGATGCCAATGCCCGTTGCTCTGGAGGCAATGCCGCAATCTCCTTGGCGGCTTGAGGATGATAGCGATTGTTAATCCCAGCAACCTCGTACTCCCCGCCCATGTCTCCGCTGGGCAAATTATATACCATTAAATTGCCTTGCTTGTCTTTCCTTCCCTCCCATTTAATTGTTGAACGCAAGGCTGCATCAATCAGTGGGTCTTGCGTTGACGTGGATTCAATTCCCTGCATTGGGGATGTTGGCAAGGCATCTAATTTTGGCTTGATTTCTCTTTTAAGTAAATCCAGCGAAGCATCTGGTGTCATAGTTGGTTGCCCGATCTCAAGCCCAGCACTGGCTGGGTCAGTTGGAGCAGCTAACCCGCCAGGGAAATCAATTATTTTTCTTCTTGGCAAACCTTGCGGTTGGTTTACTGGAGATTCCTCAATTTCTTGAGGCATAGTAATTTCTGGATTGATTTCTTGGGCAATTTTTTCATTTCTCATGCGGTTCTCCAGTAGGCCGTACATTGACTCCCGCATCTGCGGGGTCAGAACGTCTCGGCTTGGGTTAGTGCGAAAGGTTGCCATCAGCGTTCCTTAATTCTTAACTCCCTTGCGATGGCCTCTCGCTTGCGAAGCTCTTCGTTTTTTAGCGTGTCTTTCATGGTTTGGCTCAAATCTTTTGAAATTTGATAGTCGGTGTATTTGTTCTTAGAAATTGCCAATGCATTTGCTTCCGAAATACCGCCAGCACGCATAGCTGAAATGGCCTCAGATCGTGACAACCCAAGTTTCATAGAAGCGTGATAATCTTTGTTGGCCTCATTAAACAATTTTTTTCTTTGGCGATCCATCGTAGAGTAGGCGTTACGGATTTCGCTCGGATCTTTTACTCCCACCGATCCGTATTGTTCGGTAAAAATTCTGCTGACATCGCTCATGCGAGTGTTAAATCTGGAAGACTTGCCTTCCAACGCTTTTGCGAAATTTATGGAAGATGGGCGAACTCCAAGCAAGGCAAGTGCCTCTTCACTTGCATTGTATACCCTTCCGTAGCCAGAAAGCAACGGATCGGTCTGCCCCGTGAATCCATAATAGTTTCTGCGAATTTGACTAGCTGTAGCAGGCTCAATCTGTCGAATAAAATAACTCAGCGTGTCGAGGAATTGATCTCCAGGCGGATCTTCTGGATTTCTTATTTTTTTACCAGACGGAGTTTGACCAAATATTGTACTTGCTGCGGCTGCGGTAAGGATTCCTGGGCTTGCGTATGACTCCAAAAATTCTTGCGTTGCCCCAAGAAACGCTTCTTCAAAATTTTCTCCACTCATTGCTGCTCTATATGGCTGATACAAAATTTCCCAAGGACTTGTATAGGAAATATCAATGTAACTCATTTCCTTGTTGTTTTTAGATATTGGCATTAACTCAGCATTTTTTTGATATGGTGCAACAAATCTGCGGATAGCATCTATTTTTTCTTTTGTAACTCCAGCAATAAGTTGCCCTAGCTTGCCAGTTGCATAATTAACTCCAGCAATTGTTGCAAGTCCAAGCAAAGCCCGTTTATATCCATAATACTCCATGCCAGGAGTTCGGATTTGATCGTAAGAAACTTTGGCCATATTAAACATTGTTCGCACAATTTCTGATGGCCAAGAAATAAAGTTTCCAAAAAAAGGTTGTTGTCTAAATTTCTTTATGAGTGGAGGAACGCGAGAATATGTGGGTCGGGTATTTTTCACAAGCTCTGCTGCCAAGGGTTCAGCTTGTTCGCGCGTAATTTTTGTTCCGTCCATAAGTTGCTTGATCTCATGCTCCCAAGCAATCAGCTTAAAGAAATTATCATTTGCTTTATAGGTATCCATTGCCCCGCGAATTGGAGCCATTGCAAATTTTTTGAAACTATTCTCAAGTATCTTTGTGGCAAACTCCATCCCATCACCACTGAAGCCTTGAGCATCTCGAATAACGTCTCGCAATTCATTGAAGGCCGTGTTGTCGTAAACACCTAAGCTAATTGCTTTCTTGAGGTATTTCCTATACTCTGGCTTTTGAGCTAATGGAACACCCCAATCTGCCCAAATAGCTTTTACCGACTTAGTGATTGCGCCTATGTTGGAGGGAGTTGGAATGAAAAACGGGTTTCCGTTAGCCATTTCAATTGCAATGTTTGCCACGGGATTGCGAAGCTGCGCCTGCACGCTTAATACTGTTTTACCCATTTTTACCCATGAGTTTGCAAGGGCATAAATTTTTGCTGGTAAGTTTAGGTTGGCTACAGAATCTACATCTTTTAAAGCAGAAACTAGCTTGGGATCTGCATAAAGACCGTTAAGTGGAGCCAAAGTTTGAGAACCTTCGGCGGCAATAGCCTGGGTTGCATTGCCTGTTGGTTTTTCAAATAAGTATTTTCCAAGTCCATCAGAACGAATTGAGTTAAGCATCCTCTGGGTTTGCAAAAGCTCTATCATGCGGCTTGTGGAAATTACATAATTTGCTACTGGTTCAGTTGTTTCGCCCATCAAATACTTTCGATACCAAGGAATTTCTTGCCTTTGCTTTGTAACTCCAAGATCCTTGCCCAATCCAGTAACCTTTTGACTAGGAGAAAGATTTTCCTTGGAGTATTTTGAGATCAATTCTAGTTCTGCTTTAATTTCTTGCTCGGTAATGTTCGGCCTGCTTGCCTTCAATTCCTGCCGAAACATTGATTCAGCTTGAGCGTATTTTGCAGCGTCTCGCTTCTGCAATGTCCTTCCGCTAAATTTAGGATTGTAGTCGCGCTCGTAAGTTCTGGTTATGTAAGCACCCCTATTTTCACGAACTCGTTGTGCGGGGCTTGGCCCAACCACATCATATCCACCAAACTTGTTTTTTTCAATTGGCAGTTCTTCGGAAAAAACACCAGACTCAATTAACGCATCAGAAAGATTGTCTATTTGTCGGCGCATTTGAACAACAACTCCAGCAACATTCTCTGGTAGAGTTTCTGGCGCAGCTTGGCCGCGCTCTACTAAAGATATTTTTTGACGAATATCAATCTCTGTTGCTCTTTTGTCTTTTGCTGGAGTCCGTGCTAACGCTTTTTTTATTTCGCTCTCTATATCCCTGGCGGTAAATTGAACTTGTTTTAGCATGGCTTGAGTTTGCGTTCCTCTGGCCTCGACAATGTCAAAAAGAGATTTGGGCAGATCACCAGTGCTGGTTAGGAATGTTTTGTATAATTCGGCAGGCTTGGTCAGCACTTCAGAGGCAACCATGCCAGCCTCACCAGCCTTGCCACGCATAGGGCGAGGGATAGTTGGTGCTGGGGTAGACTCAGAAAAAGCTGGACCAGTTCTTACTTTCCCATTTTCTACTGTGTAAAATGTTCCTTTTTCTGACTCTTGAATTGGAGTTCCGTTTATGTCCGTTCCGACTATAGGGTCATTTCGCAAGTCCACCGCCTCGCGCGCGGGGCGTTGTATGACTTGTTTTCCAGAAGGACCTTTTTCTATTTTCTGTCTTACTAGGTTCGCAATCTTTTGGTTTGGAGCAATTATGCTTACCTTTTCCTTATTTGGCAACTCTATCTGTTCTTGAACTTGCCCTGGAACAGCGGCAGCCTCCAAATCCTTCCTTAACCCTCTCTGTCCCTGCGGAGATTGTCTGATCCTCTCCTCCATTCCCTTCTCTAATTCAATTACTGCGGCTGCCTCTTCTGCTTTCCTTGTTGGCCTAAATTCACCCTCCGCTGGCAACGCCAACCTCTCGCCACTTGGCAACTGAGTCCTTGGCGTAACAATCGGACCTTCGCGCACAATCTCGCCTTGCAGCCCGCGAGTGTCTGGAATGATGGCCTCACGATTGATGCCCTGGGATTCGATTGTAAATACGTTTGTTTTTGGAGCTGGCTCGTTAAGATTGACTAAGCTTTCCTGCATCGGAGTGATAATTCCTCGCCGTTGCATTGCTGCCGTATCTGCTTGCGTCCCGCGCACATTCCCACGCACGCCTGCTTCTGGTAGCTGTTCTTGCTGGACTACAGTAGCTTGCCGAATTGGGCGTTGGGGGGCTTTAAGTCTTGGAATTGTCGAGCCTACATCTTGCGGGGCTTGAAATTTTGATCCTTCAAGTTCTGTTTTGTCTACTGCTCGCTTCCCAAGAATGTCTACAGTAGTTCTTTTGGCACGCTCAAAATCTGGTACATACATTTCTTCTTGTGGTCTTCTTCGCCCCATCGCTCTCTGATTAAACATTTCATCCATCACAGCCATAAGATCATCGCTGTCTTTTAGACCGCCCTTGCCGTCTATTACTCTTTTAAATAAATCTCTTGCCTCGTCTCTTGTGTAGTTGGCAATTCTAGTATTTGCCCCATATCCAGCAAAAAGGGTATTAAGCAATGCGCTACTGGCTACAGATCCAGGTGTTATTTCTTGCCCTGTAATTGCGCGTATCCCAGTATCGGTTGCTGCTCCTATGGCAGCGGCGGGTACGAGTAATTTTGCGCCTTGTTGTACGGCAGCTTTTCCGCCTTCAGCCTTTGCAATTGTGCTTAAAGCCTTGTAGGTTCTTGATATTGCTGGCGCAGCAGAACCAGCCATGCCAGCGATTTGCCCTCCAGTAGCATATTCTGGAGCCAACTCGGCGGCCTCGGTTAACCCAGGCGCGAACCTTTCAATGCCTCGTTTTACTAGCTCATCAACCCCAGCTTGCGCTAGAGCAGAAGTTGCAAAACCTGCAATGGCGCGTGGTATTGGTGGAATAGGAGCCGCAAATGCTGCCCGACCAGCAAGCGTGGCAGCAGTGCCAGACAATCCTCCGCGAATTACTCCCTCAGCTACAGCCTTAGCCTTGGTTTCTATGTCTGGTCGTACTGCGTTGGTTGCAAAATCATCAACCTCTTTTGCTTCATCCTCCGTAAACTCACCCCGATAAGAAGCTTCTCGCTTTACATCATCAGCCCAATTTAATGCAATCCTTCGCTGCTCTGGATAGGAAAGTTTTTGAAAATCAGGCAGCGAACTGACTTCGCTCCAAGAGGGAACCTCTGTAATGGGTTCGTCTTGATCTGTTATTTCAGCTTTGAGCGTAGCCATGTTGATGCCGCGCCCGTTTTTGTTTCTGGTGCGGGTTCCGAGCCTTCTGGTTCTGAGCCTAATGGGATGCCGTAAGTTTCGCTTTCTGTCTGTATGTTTTGTTGTTGCTCTTCAATTGTTTTTTGACTTGGTCCTCCAAAAGAAAACGGCCCAAATTGTGTTGGGGTTTTCTTCTGCTCTTCTTCAATTTTTCTTTGCGCCGAAACAATGCGAGCCATTGCGGCTCTTTCGTCCGCATCCGCTTTCATCATTTCAACTTGCGCCTTCTTCTCGGCACGGGTCATGGCAAAAGATCCTAGTTTTTTAGCTAAATCTGGATTGGATTGAGCAAGCTGTCTAATGTTGTATTTTTCTCCACCAATGTTAACGTCAAGGTCTGGATACTCTTGCTCGAACCTTTTTTCCTGCAAAGTTCTTGCGATGGTTTCGTCCCTCATAGACTGAACCTGCATTTTGCGATTCTGCTCGGCCTCAAGTGCAGCCCTAGCAGCGGCTACTCCAGCTTGCCTTTCTCCAGTCAGGTTTCCCAAAAATCCACGAAGCGTACCACGCATTGGATCTACTGGATCTTCGGTAAGCGCAAATGCCCTTTGATTTATATTTTTTTGGTTAATGCTGTCAACCAGATCTTCGTCTATTTCGGCCATAAATTAAAAACCCTTTGGGAAAGCCGCGCTAAACAAACTACTAACCCCACCAGCCGCAGATGCAAAATTTTGAAACGGACTGCGATACATGCTGGCCTCCGCGCCAACTTTTGCTCCATAGGTGCTGGCTTGATAATCCGCCAACGTATTATAAATGCTCGCCGCATTCTGCGCACCAATAAATCCAGCGTTAGGATTGACGTAGGCATACGGATTGGCGGCTGAAGGCGTGGCCTGGAAGCCGCCTGTTTGCTGTGGCTGGGAGGCGGCCAAATAATTACTTAGAAGCCCCTGCTGTTGTCCCAAACGCTGTGATGCCATGTTGTACATTGTTGGACCACTAGCAATAAAGCCTTGGGCCGCGCCTAAGCGAGATTGCTCAAGAGCATTGCGAAGACCAATATCACGGGCAGTAGCAGCACCAGTTGTTTCTCCAGAGCCAAGGAATGCGGCGGCTGCACCATAGCGAGCCAGCTTGCGTTGCTCGCCAGCAGCACCAATGCTTGCGGCTTCCTGCACTGCTGGTCCAAGGCCAAATATGTTGCCACGCGCAGTCTGCGCTGCTCTTGCTGCCTGCTCGTATCCGCGCCGTTCTTCAGCACCAAGAGTAGATCCAAGACGAAGCTGGTTTAACGCTTCTTGCTCAATCTGATTGCGGAGGTCTTCGGTCTGCTTGGTTGTTGTTGGACCAAGCGGAGTCTCGGCCATCGTTTGGTACTGCTTGGAAAGACCGCGAACAGTCGCGCCAATTGTAGGGTCAATCTGATCGATTTGAGTTAATGTTCGTTCTTCTGGAAGGCGGAGTGATTCCCTGAATTTAGATAAAGCAGAAGTTGCCGCTTCTCCGCTGATTGGCTGATAACCTTCATAAAGCTTCTGAGCCTCAAGAGTATCTTTTTGCGCGGTAGCAAGTTGGGCTGATATGCTGTCAATTGTTTTCTGTGTATCAATTCTGCGCCTATCTCCCGCTGGAAGATCGGCCAAAAACTGATTTGCTTGAGCAAGCTGACTATTGAGATCGGTTACTGCCGCTGTTCCAATATCAGCTAAACTTTTATACTGGTTTTTTCTGGCAGTATTTATATCGTTTAGAATTTGGTCATCCGTAACCTGAATGTTTAGCCTGCTTGCCAATCCTCCAGTTTGGAAAACATTGTCACCACGCAGAGCCTCTAAACCAGTTGTAACCTTTCCAGCCCTAGATGTTGCTTCACCAATTCCTTGTACTACGTCTGATAATCCAAATCTTGAAAATGATTCAATATATTTAGGCGTTGACTGATTTGCCGTTGCTACAAGTCTTGCAAGCTTATCTTCCTCTACAAATAATTTCCCTCGCTCGCTTTGCTTTTGAGGTCCGCCTGGAACTCTCTTAACTTTTGTTGCCTGTCTTTCAACTTGATCCCGTTGAAAATTTATCTCATCAATTGCATCAATTGATTGCTGTGAGTTTGCAATAATTTGTTTTGCATTTGTGCTTAAATCTTTAGAATCAAAATCACGCAATTGCTTGGAAATAGCTTGTAATGAGGCATAATCTTTTGAATTTATGTTTCCTGCGCCAGTAGATTGAATTGCAGATAATGCGTTTGCGTAATTGTTTACAGCTTGAGCAAAATTGGATGGTTCAGTTTCTGGCCTTGTAATTTTTGGCCTTTCGTATTCTTCTTTTGCCTTGGCAGCCGCTGCTGCGGCAAGCTTTGCCTTACTGGTTGCCGTTGCGGCAGCCCTTGCTTTCGCTGCATCGTTTGCAGAATCGCCCAATGTACGAGAGGCCATATTAAATTATTCCAGTCCTTGGAAGTCCAGATAAATAGTCAGTTTGTGGCAAGCCTTGGCTTTGCTGTACATTTTCTGGAACAGCACCCATTGGAGACTGCCCGTAAAGTCTGGCAAACTGAAGTGCTGCCTGCTGACCCAATCCTTGCTGAGTGGCGAAAGCATTAGGAGACATTTCAAACTGACGGCGCATAGATTCAAGCGAGCGTTGTGGTCCAAGCTCGCGCTCAACCTGTAGTCCTGCCTGGGCTGATCTCTGCAAATCTAAGGCCGACATCTGGCGTTCTAGTTCTCTTTGTCTTGGCATATACTTTTCACGCAAGTTCTGCTCAAGCCTTGCAACATCTGGTTGATTTGCAATATACGTCTCAAGAGATGATCTATAATAAAGATCATTAGCCTTCGCCGCATCAACTGGATTGGGAGGCGGAGGAGGCTCGGGAATAGAAGGTGATCCACCCATGGTGTTAAACCTTAGCCTTTCGCATAAATGTCATATAGTCGTAACTCCTTGGTTTGCCAGAACGATTAAAGGTGATCCGCCTGCGGGGACCGAAACGTTGCCAGAGCAACAACAGCAAGCACCTTAAGGATTTAGCACCTTTTGAGGAGATAGTCAAATCAACAAATACATTCTCACCATCTTCGCTATGAACATAATGGTCAGGCTTTTGCCCATCCTTTATACACCTTGCCAATGCTACCCCAGCTATGCCTTCTTCATCTCTGACAATCCCGACCATCCCTTGCTTCTCAAACCAGCCGTACCAAGCCTCTAGGTTAGACCACATAGCCTCTGGCACGCCACTTTCCTCAATATACTCAATAGCCGTCATATTGTTTGCTGGATTTGGATTGTGTCTGGATTGGCTGCTGCCGTGATCTGGCGTACAGCCATCTTGTTTGCTGGGGTGGAAATCTTGATGTTAAGCAAACGCCACTTCTCGTACTTGCGTAAATCTGCTGCCAGCTTCTTTTTGACGGACGTGGGAAGGATGGCTGGAAGCACGAATGGAAGTGTTAATACTGAGCTTGAAATGTCAATGTTTGATTGTACGTCAATATCCCCAACATCAATGTCACGCTGGATTGCAACAGTAGCATCGGATGAAAAAGAGTTGTCAAAGATAACTTCAAAATGGCTTCCGTACTTCAGCGAGAATGGATCGCCAAAGTTAAAGTCTTTGGTGCGAACATAAGATTGGTAGTCAGTTCCAGCATCCTGATAATCAGCAGATGTAGTTCCAGCAGGAGACTTGTACCCAGCGTACTTTTCAATGATTCCGTTGGTCTTCTTAAACATCGCCCTAGAGCCTTCTTGGTTAAAGTTCGTAAGCGTGAACTGCATAACCTGCGGACTCCAGGTTCCCTCGAAAGCATTTAACGCTGTGTTGTAAACCAACAGCGTGTCGTTGTAGTCGTTCGATCCAGTGGGGATGGCAAGGAAGTAGCGGTTGTCGTAGTAGATCGCAGTAGCCACCCTAATGGAATCGGTATTGATGCTCTGAATTACATCCTTAACAACCTCTGAAATAGGTATACCAACTGAGCTAAAGTCATCCGCCACAGACCGAACAAGCGATCTGATTCCGTTATCGGATAAGAACAGAATGTCGCTGCTTACTTGTACGGCAGTACCAGCAGCCACGCATCCAGTGTTGTTTGATATGATCGACACAATCCAATCTGCGCCAGAAGTTGCATCACTTGGAATGTCAACCTGGAATACCCTGCGCTTCTTAAATACAATAAGCCTATTCTTGTAGTAAGGCACAACTGCCGTAATCTGGTCCCCGTCATCGCCGTTGACAACAATGCTGTTTGTTGTTGCCCATACTGAAGGATCAAGAATGTCAGAGGCATAAAGCGTGTTTCGATTAGCACCAGAGCCAACTCCAAACAACCTATTCTCGGCATTAACCAAAATCCTAATTCCTGATGGAGGAGGACTGACTGTGGCCGTGGCCGTAGCACCAGAGCCGTTACCAATGATTGTAACGGTGGGTGCAGTTGCGTATCCAGAGCCACCAGTAACAACCGTAACGCCAGTAACAGCACCGCCAGCTACCAAGGTAATCAATTCTGGCATCGTCCCGCCAAGCGTTGGGCCAGTAATAATTGCTGTTGCGCTAGTATAACCGCTGCCACCAGTTGTTACGGTGATCGCCCTAACCTTGCCACCCTGCCTCTCAACCGCAGTGCCATCCCAAAAGTGTAGGTCACTATCGGAATCAGATAGAAACATCTTGTCAACAAACTGTGCAAAAGATACCTCGATGTCTTCGGCCACGCTGTAGCCGTCACGCCATTGGCTGGTGGCTGCAGTCCAGACTATGTTTGTAGCACCCCATGTTAAGTACTGAGTATGAGGAGTTGCACTTCCACTTGATTCAATGCTGTAAAATGTGCCGCCAGTAACAGTCAGCAATTGCTGGTATGCGGATGTCTCGTAGTATCGCATCCCGCCAACGGAAGTTACCGCGCTGGTTGCGCCAGTTGCAAAGCTTGTTGCGCCAACGCGAGTCTCAAGATTACCCTTTGGCGAAAGGGTCATATTGTACAACTCTTGTACTTGGTTTTCGGCTAGGAGGTCAGATTGCAGACCGCTGGCTTGCCCACCCGTAAAATTACGGATTCCGTCAAACGATAGAATATCGTCCAGATTGTCGCTGTAGTAAGGCATTGTGCCTCCTTTAAGCTGAGAACATCTCTTCTATGGTTAGCTCGCCAAGACTCTGTGGAGTGATCTGCTTCACGCCTCCAACCTGGCTCAACTCGTAGTTAGCCATTGCAGCTAGGTCAGAGTTGGCAGCCTGCGTAATTGCCTGCGCCTTTGCATACTGCCGTTCACGCTCAAGTGCGTCAGAATGGGTCAAAGCTAGAACCAAGTGATGAACGTGGGGTAAGCGAAGCTCGTCATCCAGCGCGGCTTGGGATGGAGGAAAGTCAACAATGATGTTTGTGCGGGTAAGGCATTTAAGCTTCTCGACCACGCGCAATGGGATTGTTCCAGATGTGGCAAGCCTTGGGTAAAGGTTTAGTTCTGCAACGCCACTGCTGTTTCTGCCAGTGAAATGATAGGTATCTGGATCGCCAGTGCGCGCATCGTCAAGTAGGCCTGGGTCTTGGCTTACAATCGTTGCTAGGTCAATTGGGTCAACCTCGGTGTCATTGTAGGCAACCGAGAGAGGAGTCTCGACATTGCTACCTAGCGTGATCTGCCTATTTGTTCCAACTGAATAGGTCGAGTTGGTTACAGTCTCACGCCAAGGTGCAAAGTCCCATACACGCCGATAGGCTAGGCTTGCGGCTTTCTGCAAGAAGGTAAGCGTATCCGAGTCGGTCTTGCCAACCTTCTCACCCGCATATTGGGCGATTTCAGTTAGGGTCATTTAACTTGAGGAAATTGTACTAGGATCAATTTCAACTTCGTTTTCGTCAAAGTATTTTACTTCGCCAGTAGTACAATTTGATTCAATTCTTGCTATCATAGATTATCCTTCGTACATGATGTTGATGGAGCCAAAATCAAATGTATCTGTTCCACCAACAGTAGTAATGCGAACCCTGTCTAAAGCTGCTGATAATGTTTTGGTTGTTGTTCCAATAAATAAATCATCACCATTTGATTGAGCTAATGTTGATTGCAAAATCCAAATATTCCCAGAAACTAAACTACAAATAGCAGTTCCAATGTAAGGAGTTGTTGTGGAAACTGATAAATTTAATCCAAGACCAGTTGTGATTTGTGCGGATGAACTTACCGCAGTTGTGGAAAATCTTTTTGCGTATCCAGCATATCCTGTTGCGTCAACGCTTCCTGATCCAATTTGAACTAAATAACTATTTGTTCCAGTTGTTGAAATGCCATTAAACGTCACAGTAATTCTCTTTGCCCAACTAGGAATTGCAGTAAAGTCAATAGCCGTTCCGCTTGTAGAGGCAACAGCGGTTCCGCTGGTAAATGGTTGAGAAAGATTTGTTGGTGTTACTTTTGCAGTACCAATTGTTCCTGTTCCTTGGCTAATTGTAAAATCACCAGCTAGAGTTGTGGACAAATTGGTAATTGTTCCAGTTGTGCTATTTAGAGTTGCAACTGTTCCAGTGGTGCTTATTAGATTTGCAACTGTTCCAGTGGTGCTTATCAGGCTTGCAATCGTTCCAGTTGTGCTGTTAAGCGCAGCAATCGTGCCAGACGTAAAAATGCCAGCAGTGCCAGTTGTAGTCCCAGCCGTTAATGTGGTAATAAGAGCGGTTGTAATTGTCCCGTTTGTAATTGTTCCATTCGTAATCGTAGCCGCAGTCGATGTGGTAGTTCCAGCGGTAAGGTTAGGAATCGTGCCAGTAGTAATGGTCGCGCTTGTTGAGACTGTGCGATTGCCAGTGGCCGTTCCGTAAGTCAACGCGCCAGTAAGGTTAAAGCTTGTAAATGTTCCAGCGGTAAGTCCGTCATCAAGAAGATTCTGAACTGTTACCTTGCGTGGGGCTAGGGATGAGTCAACGCTGTCTGGAGCGATGAGAAGCAGATCAGCCGTACCAATCGTTGTAATCTCCTGCTGATTCTTGATGATCGCAGAGTTGACAAGTGCAGTGTCAATTAGGTTATGTAGGCCAGCCGCAGTAACCGTACCATTGGTGGAGAACGTCTGCTGACGATTGATTATGTTTGCCATATTAAGCCGTAAACCTCAGTGCGGTTGCGAAGATAGTTCCCGCTGGAATTGTCCCTGCGGTTGAACCTTTTCCGATTATGTTGTATTCGACAACATCCGTTGCTATTGGAAAGAAGTTTGTTGCAATCAAAGCACCAGTTCCAGTTGTTGATCCAAGGCTATTGATTGAAGCAATCACAATATCTCCAAGCTGACAAGGCAACGCAAATGTGCCAATTGTGGTATCGTTAGCAGCGTGTGTCTGAACTGTAGCCCCAGTAAAGGCAAATGTGCCATAGGAAACATTTGTTATTTTTGGTCCAGCCAGACCGCCAATCTCCAATGTGCCAACTGTGGCAAGCCCGCTATTGTTGATTGTTGTGGAGGCAATCGTGCCTAGCGTTGCAGTTCCAGTTGAGGCGGTAAGGTTTGTTCCAAAGGTCGCTGGGCCAGATGCGAACAGCGTGCCAATCGTAGCCGTACCAGTTGACGCTGTAATGTTTGTCCCAAAGGTAACAGCACCAGTAAGGGTAGAGTCTCCAGTAACCGAGAAAGAGCCAGTGCTGCTTACGCCAGTAGTCGAAAGGGATAGTGCGGAAGAGGTATCATCTCCATCGGTAACAACCTGCAAAGAGCCACTAAGCCCACCAGTGGTGAAGGTCTTGAGAAGCTGTGCAAAGCTACTACTAATGGTCTGTGTTCCAAGTGTGGGCATTTAGTCTCCTAGTTAGAAA